CGGTGAGCGCGGGCTGCGGTGGATGAACCAGCGGGCCTCCTGCACCGCCTGACAAGGACGCCCGCAATGACTCTCGCTGCTCGTCTGTGAGCGTCACGTTTATTTGCGACGGAACTTGACATTGTGTTTTAGTCACTTCGTTCTCTCCAGTAGGTTGCGAAGCGTGTCAACGCGATCAAACTCTTCGCAGTTTCCAGCGAGTTCTTCCGCCCACTCCACCGCCTCCCGCTCCGCGTCGGTGAGCCGCAACCGCTTGATTTCTTCTTGCAGCCATGTGTTCGCGGCAGCCAGCTTTGCCGTAGCCATGTGCGTGTTGTCATCGCTCATTGTTCGCCGCTCCTGATCCTGCGTGTTATGGAACCAGAAGTCGACACCCAAGTGCGATAGCAGCAACAACGGCTCCGCTCGCACCAAACACTACAGCAACGGCGGGCCAGCCGCCGTGCATGTGGCACAACACAGCAACGCCCGCAAATGGTGATGAGATCAGTGCAGCGCCGATTATTTGAGTGATTGTCATGTGTGTGTGTCTCCAGAACCACGCGATCCTGTTCGTTCTCAGAATAGTCGCCTTGCCAACCCGCGCAACGCATCGGCGTGTGCAGCGACCTCTGGGGTGTCTTCCTCGTCCCACTCGTCGGCCTCTCTCGCCGCCCATGCAACTGCGAGTTGCTCCGCTTCGGTGAGCGTTGGCTGGCAATAGAGCGGCGAAACATAGACGCCGAGATGGTCGAACTTTCGCATTGTCAACGCCGTGCATTCGGCCTTTGCGTGCGAGTCCAATAATGAATGAAGTTTTCCATCGCCGTAAAACACACCCCACGCGACTGGCTCCCCGTGAGAACCATTCGATGCAACAGACTGCTCATTCGTATCGCTCATAGTCGCCGCCCTCCTAGTTCGCGGCTGTTGATCTTCGGTGTTCTCAACCTAGTCGTTCCAGCAGCCCGCGTAGCGTGTCGCAGTCCTCGTCGATGGCGGCTGCGTCCCATGATCTACTGTGCATTTCGGCAGCCCGGTCCTGCTGCGAGTCAATCGCCCGCTTGATCGTCTCCCGTTCATCGTCGGTGAGGCGCAGGCGGGCGATCTCTGACTCCAGCGATGCAATCCTGTCGCTCTGGTCGCCTATCTCGCGGAGCCTGTCAAACACCATGCCGTCGAAAACGATGTCACTCACTTGTCACCTCCAAGCCGCTCCAGCAGGCCGCGCAGGGTGACGATAACGGCTTTAACAGTTGGGTGATCTTGATGCCCACCGGCAATCTGATCGTTAATCGACCACTCCACCGCCTCCAACTCCTCGTCGGTGAGCGTGGCGTCCATCGTCACAATTACGTTGCCGTTGCACACCGAGAGCGTGGCGTCTTGGTCAGCGAGGCGGCGGAGGGCTTCCTTGAGCCGATCAATTTCGGCCCGTTGATCCTGCATAATATGATCGGCTTGCTCGCAGTCACTTATTACTTTATTTGGATCGATCATGCTGTCTCTTTCACAAAAATACCTTCTGGTGTTAAAGTGCCTTTTCTATCTTTAATCTCATCGTAGGCACGACCTAAACATGCCGCTACGCTGATTTCTTGTAATTTGCAGTACAGAATCAGTGTCACCAGCACGTCGCCTACGCCGTCCACAATGCCGGCGTCATCGCCCTTGAGCGTGGCGTCGGCTAACTCGCCCAACTCCGACATTGTCTTCATGAGTTGCGCTGTGGGATTACTGTTGGGAATGATCTTCCGGTCCATCGCCCACTGCAGCACCTTCTCTTCCAGTTCGTGAAACGTCATTACAGCATCCTTGTTGTTTGAGGTAAGCCATCTGAGTTAATAGTGCCTGATCGTGCAGCGCGAGTAATTCCAATGAATACTCGCGCAGCTTGTATTGCAGCTTCTCGTGCTCTGGGCGAAGAAGATTGAGCAACGCAAGAACGCTACGCATTTCTTGCGCGCTCAACTCACCCATGGCAAGCCGAATAGCCTGCTTGTCGCCGGCCCAAATAGGCTCAAGGTCCATTGTTATTTGTTCTTAGGTTGGTTTGAACCCGCTGGCTGGTTGCCGATATACCCGTACAAATGCTGCGAACCGTTCGTGCAGTCGACGTAATACGGCGCCGCATATGTGTATGTGCCTTTGCCGGCTAACGGCCAGCTAGGCCATTGTTGCGGCTGCGGCTGCTGCGGCTGATTATCGTATTTACTGCGCGCATATAACGCAGCTACATGCTTTTGCAGGTCGGCCAGCACTTCCCGGTGACCCTTCAATACAGACACCAACTCGTCCAGCGTTTCAAGAAGGACTACGTCAACGGCATCACTGCGCGTTGATTTCGTTTTCTTCGCTTGCGGTTTCCGGCTGGGCTTTTTCTTTGGAACTATTTTCTTCTTCTGGTTGGTCGACTTCATCAGACATGCTCTCCAGTTTGGCGGCTTGAATTTCAATACGCTCGCGAATGAGGCTCGCGGCGTGCTCAACACTTTTAACTTCTACATACGGCAGCTTGGTTTGCAAATGCTCCCACTTGGTTTGCCCAACGCCGGCAACGTTAATCTCGCCGGGCGCTTGGTCAGCAAAGTCTTCGAGCAGCGCAATTGCCGTGGCTTCTTCGCGCGAGGCAAAGACAAGGATATTGTTATCTTTGTCGGAGAAGAATTTTACGCCTGTACTATCGCCGATTACGTACTTCACAGCTTCTTCGCCGCTGTCTATGTACTTCACCGGCTTCATGTGGCTGTTTGGATGCTTTGACGCTTCCGGCGAGTGGCAATGTTTATATTTCTTGCCGCTGTCGCACGGGCATTTATCGTTGCGTCGAACAGACATGTTGCCACGAATCAAACTCATATAAACCTCCGTGTTAAAACGTACGCGGCCTATTCTTTAGGCAAACGGCAGTCGTCTTTAAAGCTATCGCGCATACAAAATATTGCGCAGCATACCTTACCTAGCTCAGAGGTCAATAATTCTGGGTGGTCAATAACGGCTACCGGATCAAAATGAATGTTGTTCATTTTTAGTTCTTTGATTAATTTTCTAGTTGAGTTCTTGCGAGGTTTTTCTTCCATCGCGTGTTGATGTACTTTGTGCCAGTCGGATAGGCAAAAATACTGTGACGCTGCTGCTGGCCCACTGGTCTGCTGGCGCCATTGCACGCCTGACACGTGCTGCACTGAATAACCTGCGTAAGTTTTTCGTTCTGGTGCGGGCACAAGACTTCGCCGGCTTTCGGGCCGTCAGTGCCAACCCTGTAGTGGCGCCAACCCAGTGCCGTGGCTCTGGGAATATCTTCGTCGCGGTGAACGCTGGCCATGAAATACGGCCGGTACATCTGGTACTCGGGTTTGGCCCATTGCTCTGTGAACCCGGTGTAGTTGTGATTTGAAACTCTAACAAAATGCTGGACCAATTCAATCGGTACCAGAACTGGATCGCCGTAGGCGCCGAACCGAACGCCTTTCTCAGCAATAATCCAATCGTGCTGGTCTGGCTGGTAATCTGGGTAGTTTCCGTTCTTGTAGGAGTTCCAGATCATGCGCGGAGCCTGATGCAGCTTGACGTAGCAGACCTGCATCAGCGCGCAGTCGCCACAGACCAGCTGGTTCAGCCCAGCAGCTTTGGCTTCGGTGGGCTTGAGCTTGTCGGCAAAAAGCCACAGCTGGCACGTGTCGCCTGTCTTGCGGTTCGTGGACGAGAACGTCAGCAGGATCACAATGGCCCTGTCAGCTTCTGGGAGGCCGTCTAACGCCCACGGGCTCGGCCCGCGGTACAGAACGCACCCGGAAGCTGTCTGCCGGCGCTGCTGTCGTTTTTTTCTGGCTCGTAGCGCTTTGCCCGTCACAGTTTTGACTGCTACTTGGACAGAGCCTATCGTTGCAGCCCGTTTTTTTCTAGCGGGCATAAGAGTGAGATCTGACATTTTGATATTTAAATTGGTGCGAGGGCAAAACCAAGGGGGTAAAATGACCCAAAATTGCGCTTCAAAGTCTTACGCACCAAAGACTTAGAGCAAGCGCAAAACACAAATCTTGTCCGATTTACGCGGACCTAGTGTAGGCTTTGCCTACACGGAGCTTAGAGCCAAAAAGGCTCTCTAAGCGTTTTTAAGGGTATTAGATGATCGGGGGCTGTTTGATTATTTTTTAGATGACAGCTTAGATCTGTTTAGCTATTTTTTCGTACGCTTCGATCAACTCTATAGTTGTTACTTTGTGTTCTTCTGCTAGTTGTAATGCTTTTGCTTTGTCTGGACTCAAGATTGACATTCGGCTGTTTAAAACGCGCAGAATAAACTTTATTGCTTGTTCTCTGGTCATTTGTTGTTGTAGCTTTGTAGGTACTACACGTTTTTAAAAAGATCCCAACGACTGAATTGCACAGTCACACAATAGGGCATGAACCTATCGTGACACGCGTTTGGGATTACCAGTCTGTTTTCTGTGGAAGTGAACACAGCACGTAGAACAGACAAGTGAGCCCGGCTTTACTGGACAGGAAGCTGCCGGACAAGCTGCTGATATCAAAAGAAAAGAAACGGTAGGGGCGGGTTATTACACCCGCCCCTACGCGTTTATCTTACTTTACCGTGTGAAGTTTTTATCTTCATCGGTAATTTTGCTCTTGTTGGCCCTTTTCTTGGGTCCTGTTTTCTTAATAAGCGCAGCGTTCATTTCGGCAATGAATCGCTTACGCTCGTTTTCATCTTGAATGCCGGGCGCTACGTGAAACAACTGTCGCAGCTCTGGCGGGCATTCCATCCAGTTGCTGTTGCGCGCTTTTGGTGCCGGTACGCTGGCTAAGTATAGCCGGCGCATTGCCGCAGCGTAGTTGTGATAGCGCTTTGACTCGTCACGCGAGATTGACGCTTCTGGAATCTGCATTTCAACTACGAGCAACGCTGGCGACATTTCCTTGGCCAGCTCTTCGACGCGCGACAAAACGTCAGGTCGAGAGAACACGTGCTTTAGCCCTGCGTCGTGCATGTAACCCGGTCGCTCGTAATAAGCAATCAGGTGGCACAGTCCGCCAAAGAAGTTTTGCTTCAAGGCGTCTTTGTGACCGTACAGCCCTTCACACGCCGGATCTGTAATCAGCTGCAGTGCTCGGCGTACGTCTTTTTCTGTGATCCACGGAAAATGATAACGCGCGCCATTGCACATATGCATGATGATCTTGCCGTTTGTAAACCGCGGCCAACCGCGCTTGTTTGGGGACGCAGATGCATCAAGCCCATACTCAGCCGCCAGCTCAACTGCCTTGACAACGTTTTCTTCGCCGGCAATGTAGTCGTTGCGCCACGAATCGCTGCCGGCCATCGGCTGCGTGCCTTTGCCGTTAGCAGCAGCAAACGCCTCTGCTACTTCAACAATAGACTTTACTGGCGCCGCACTCACTTCGATCTCGACAGGATTTTTACCTGTGCGCAGATTCTCCGGGTTTTGCGCGTAATGCATCTCTAGCCGGATACGTGTGCGATGCCAGCCATCTGGTACATAAAAGCGCACGGTAATAAGCTGCCCGTTGTCGTCATAGATTGGCAGCATTGTAACCATTGGCGGGCACCAGCTTGGCTCGTGATAATGCCGCACAATATGGCCGATGTGGCCTTTATTAACGCGCACCTCACGGCCCACGCCGTCTGGCGGGAAGTCCAACATCGTCCACGGAATGCGGACTGTGATGGTTCCAGTCTTGTCCGCGTTTGCCGGCGTTGAATTAATAGCCCGCATAATGGCGTTGTATTTTGCAATACGTGTCGCCGGTGTAGCGCTCAATCCTTCTGGTACGTCGTATAGCACTTCTTCAAACAGCGCTGCGAATACACCCGTCTCTCCAGACTTGCGGTGCTTCCACGACAACTGCTTTGGCTTGACTGTAACATTTGCCACAACCATATCTTCGTCGTCAAGATCTACGTCTTGCGCGTCTAGATAGCTTTCATTTCTTGCTGCCGCAACTTGCCGGGCAGCGCGTTTCTTGGCCATTCGCTTATTGCTCCCTCGTCCCATATAAATCCTTTCATTAAACTTGCACGGTTTCAATTTCGCCGTTTTCTTTTTCACGCACTTCGTATTCAGGCAGAATCTCGTACAATCCCATTTCCATATCGAGGATTAGTGGGTTTGGTACGTCTGGGCCGCCATAGATCAGGCAGCGCATATGCGGGTCAGCCGGCTTTCCGGCAATGTGCTCGTGCAACATTGACCACGTGATAACGTAAAACCGCTCTTCTGGTAGCGCGTCTACTAGCGACTGCGGTAGCGACCTGTTGTACTGCAGCACGTCGCGCGACATGCGATTGATGCGGTTGAGAAATCCTTTGTCCAGATATTTGTATTTCTGGGTCACGTTAAACCTCAGTGTAAGAGACGCTTGAACCTGCGCCGTATTTTTTTACGGCTTTCTTTTCGGCTGCGTTATGGCTTGCCGCTTTAATTAGTTCGGGCATCTCATCGCCCTTGGGGTCGTACACAATGTACGTTTTCATTTCTTGCGCGCCTGTTGAGCGTTGTGAAACTTCATGATCGCGTCTGCGGCTTGGCTTGCTTCTTTGTCGCTATAGCCTTCTAACTTGACGCGCTCTTTGACGTACCGATGCTCAAACGAGCCTGCGTCGGGGTTGAACATTGGAGTTGGCGTGCTGCTTGTATTTGTAACGCCGCCGATTACCATAGATACAAATGTGCCGATAATAAACACTATTGCCATCAGCGACCAAATGCCGGCATCGTCGTGTTGTTTTTTCATATATTTTGCTCCTCCTTAAGTTTGTCCCACCAGTTTTTTATTGCCACTACGGCTTTTATGAGTTCTGGTAACCGTTCGTCTTCGTCAAATATTCCGTCGCCTTTTGGATTTGACGAGTAGACAATTTCGCCGCCAACGTCTGGGCAGTCAGCGCGAAAGTCGCCGTGGCGCAAACGCAGGTAGCCCATAAGCCCGCCAGTGGTATCGTCAAATACGTCATATTGCTCAGGGCACGCGGGGCACGTACAGACGAGCCTGTAGTTATTGATAACAATATCTTGGTCTGACGGTTCGTAACCGTCGTACTTTTTATTTGTTCTAAGCATCTTCGCGCGTGTCTCCTTTACACAGCGGGCTTGTTACTGCAAATACGTCTGGCGCTGCTTGTGCCGCATTCTCCATGTCATATTTATACGGATAGTGCCGCAACACACTGAGCGCACGCAGGCGAATTTTTCTTGGTACTTTTGGCGTTTTCTTTGCGTCTAGTAAGTCTTGCAGCAATTCCCGGGCGTGTTGCACCGCGCGATAACGCTCGTAAGGTAGTGTCATTTGCGTTGCTCATTTTGGTAAAAAGCTGCCGCTGCTAGCGTTATACGTATACGCAGGCGCGCACCAGTTCTTGCGACTCGGACCTTGATAGCGATCGTCTAGTTCTTTATCCGACCATTTTGCGCGTGTTTCAAGTGCCAACTTTGCTATTTCTTCTGGCGACGGGTCAACGTTTTTAGTTTTTCCGTTATTGCCGTTTTTTCGTTTTGGCAATCCGTATCTTTTAGCTAGCCGGCTAATAGCTGATTTGCTAATACCAAGCCGCACGCAGATATCGGTTGTGTTTATTTCTTCGTGCCACAACCGAAATAGCTCGGGCACTGACACGCGCGGAGCCCGCTCACTTTTCTGTTTGCTCGGCGCTGTCGCTATTGTTTTTTTCTTCGTCATCGTCGTCATCCTTTGACAGCAGCTTGTATCCGTGTTTTTCTGCCATTGCTGGTGACAAAGTGCGCAGCCAGTATCCGGTTGAACACAGCTGCCCGCGGTCGCCAGTGATCTCGCAGATCTTGTACGACATAGTTTCAGCCACGACGCACACCGCGCGTGTGTAGTCATCGCCGCCGTAGAAGTACAACCGCAGTCCGCCAAACTTTTCTTTGATTTGGCTAAACCGAAACTGCGGAGTTTCAGGCTTGTATTCCATGTGATTTTGAATCACGTGGCAGGCTGTGTAGATCAGGTCAAACCAGCCGTCGTCGCACTCGCAGCCAAAACAAATCAGCGTTTCCGTGGGCGGTTTGTCCCGATCTCCAAACAGCTCAGGAAACTTCGTGACCAATTGCTGCTCAAGTTCGTCTCTCACGATTACCGTTCCTTGGTTTCTTATTCAACGATTTTTTGTCGCTGTTTTTTACGCGTTTTTCAACTTTTTGGAGAAGTTGCCATATTTTTTCGTGGAAGTCAAATGTGGCGTCTAATTCCGCTGAATCCGCGCATTCGTCGTTTTTGGTGTCTTTAATGTATTGGCGGATTAGCTCGATTTTGTGTTTGCTTACCGCTGCATTTGAAACGCGCAACAATTGATAAACTAACTGCGTTTCTTGCTCTGTCAGTTTCATGCTACTGCGCTAGCGGCGCTAAAACGCGACGCCGCCCTTTCTTTTCAATTGTGTCAACTGGTTCGATGTGTTCCAGCTTATCAACTGGGATAATCTGCGCGACGTGATTTATAAACGTCTGCTCAAATTGCTGTTTTGTAAATTCTTTGTTGCACTCTAAACGGTCGTCAACCTCTACAAGATCGCCCATATATTTAATCTCGCCGCTCTTGGTTCGACGACATTTCCACGTGGCTTCTCCGCCGCCGTGCCGTTTAAGCGTAATCCCAACAATGACGTCATTTGCGCGTACATAACGACCGTAACGCCGCGCCGGGATTGTAAGCGCGCGCCTGTCGTCATTATAGTGCGGCACAAGAATGTCTAGCGCGATTATGCTATTCCATATTTGCGGCAGGCATGTATCTATAAACGCTGCGTGCCGCAAAGCTAGTTGGTCTTCTTCTTTCTTCTCTGTATTTCGTAGCGCGTCACAAAGAGCGCGTTGCCGGGCTACAACGAGACCAAGCAATTCATGATTTTGTTGTTCCATGGTCTTCTTTTTCTACTACGTCCCAGCCAATGTGTTTAAATACTCGCTGCGTTGCAAGAAAATCTGCGTCATCGTCGTTGCCGGCGTTTATAAGTACCAGTCGTTTGTTTTTGTGGTCTAAACGAAAGATTGTGTTAGATCTTGGAATTCCCCACACACCGCCGTCCGCAATAACGCGCACGATGTTTTTGCAGAATTCCAAAACGTCGTCAGACGGATGATCTAATTCAAAATTACTATTTATCGAGACCATTTTTAACCTTTACGTTTACGTGCTGCCGTTGCGCGAAGGTAATCAAGCACGATAAGGTCATGCCCAACTTCTAGTGCTGCCAGCTTGTGCAGCGTGTTTTCTAGATATTCGCTGCTCATTGGAAGTACATCTGGCCATGATGCAGATTCTTCGGCGTACAGCCTGTCAAACCCGCGCTCACAGTACAGCCGAATAACTTCGTTGCAGTAGCATGTTTCTGCGTCTGAGCCACTTAGGATTTGCGTCTCAACAACTGTTTCTTGTTCTTCGCCGGCTGCGTAAGCTTCGCCAAGCCGCATGTCGCACAGGCAGCCGCATAAACTGGAAATAACGTTGCCAGCCGTCTCTGCGTTATCCACGTCGCAGAAGTGATTCGCAAAAGCTCGCAAGATTAATGCTTCTATAACTTCTGCTGTTACGGGTTCTTTATTCGCCACCATGTATTGCAGTTGCAGGTCGGCCTCGTTCATAAATTCTCCGCCGGCTTTGCGCCGTCACAGTAGTCAAAAATTGCTTTTTTCCATACTTCAGCTTGAAACCCGCGCCCAAACTTTGGTGCACACAGTAGCTGCAAGTCGCGAACCATTCCCGACAGCACGTTGTAGCCGTAGACGCCGCTCATCTGATTGACCGGCTTACCGGTTTTGTTATCAAAGATCGTGGCCTTTGGATTGCTGAAATCGCTCTCAAAGATCTCGGTAAAGCGCTCGACTAGTGCTGGTGGCACGCCAACTTCCCGCAGCGCTTCCGGGTCAAAGATGCTGTGCCCGTCACACAGTTCTGCGGCTGCTTTTACTACGTCCGGCGATACGTCTGTCCAAAGCATTTCTGTTTTTGTCATTCGTCTACTCTTAGATAAACCCGGACGGTAGTTTTTGAGGCTACCGTCCGGGTGTGGTTGCATTTAGATATCTATCAGTCGAGGACTCGCGTGACCGTGTTGTCACGCGCCACGGTTCGCTGATAAGTGACACGGTATGAGCCGGGCGGCAGAATCCAGTCCCCGTGCTCAGGGTGCGTTACAGTGTTAGTTTCCGTCAGGTTGAAGATCGGTCCGGCAAACGTGAGCATTTGCGCGGCATTCACGGTATGTGTGTTCTTCTGCGGTGAAGCCGTACGACGTTCTTCCCACTCGGCGTTGCGTAGCTTTGTGGTCCAGTCGACATCTGACGGCTTGATACCAAATTGCGCAGCAACGTCCGACAGCATTTCTAAGCTGTTAACGCCAACCGGGGCGTACACCGTAACGCCGTTACCGCGCGCAAGGCAGTGTCGGCTGCCCTTGGTGTTACCGTCAGCCAGCTGCATTGGGAACGTTGGAAAGGCGTTGCGGTATAAAAACGGCGTCTTGGTCACCGGCTCGATGAGCTGGATATAGATGTCGCCCTGCCGAACGGCGTCGCCAACGCTCGCAGCCTCCGGGAAATACTGCGGCGCGTCATTCTTAATACTTTCCACCGTAGCCTGCGCCTCACGCAAAGCGAGGACAGCCGGGTGGTTGATGGTGCGATCGTCGAGAACTGCAGTACTCATGTCTAAAACTCCTGTGAAAATCACGATGCTCCGACCAGCCGCATTGGCATGGCCGAATAGGGAATAAGCGGGTTGCTACCAGAATCAGACATCCACGTCTGAGCCGCCTCGCACGATTCAACGTTTCGCGGTACGCCTAAAAAGTAACGGCGACCGGTTGACCGACAGAACAGAACCATTCGGTTTTGACGGGCGCGACCCTCATCAGCGCGGGGTGGGCCGACCAGCATTTCGATTGTGTTATCAATGTCATTTACACGGCGATCAATAACTGGACAATCAGCTTCTGCGATAAAACGATCCCATCCAAACTTTTCAATGGCAACTCGGCGTGTTTCTTCGTTGTTAATCTCAAGAATATGCGCCGTCGACAGCTTATGTGGTTCAGCGACAATACGCTTGCCGCATTCGTTGAGGTAGTGACCGTCGTTGTACCAGAGCTGTGTGCCATCAGCCCACGACACAGCCGGGCCAGTTGTATTATGCAAATTACCTTCTTCGTTCATGCTGAGTTGCGGACGCGCGGATAAAACAATGCACGACCGCTGAAACGCTGCAAAAGCTGTGCAGTGATGAAACACTTCATGCTCCCACGTCATTTCAGCGTCGTCAATCTTTAGAATTTTGCAGAGGATTTCTGCGTCAACAGCTTTCGGCACTGAACCTAACCACGGATTTACGTTATCGCTTGTGTCCGCCCGCATAAGATCGTTTATATCGACAGCGCGCCGCAACTCTCCAAGCGATCCTCTGGTCGTACCGCTGTCCCAGATGATTTTATTAACTAGCTCGTTGCGGCGACTTTCTGCCTTGGAACGTTGGAAAGTAGTCTGACGACCGTCCCACGATCGCGCAGTCTGATTTACTTTCTCTAAGCCAAGAGAGTCATTAAGAAGCGAGTGCAGTATTGGTATAACCTGCGCTAGGTCATTTGTGCGGTACATCATCTGCACAAGATTGTCATCCCGGTTGCTATTTCGCCACCATCGTCGCGCTACGCCATTGACCGACGCTACCAATTGTTCGTCAGACAAATATTCTTCTCGAATAGCCCTGAGCCACGTACGCGTAAATTCGTTGTTTGCTTCTTGCCGCCAACGGCTAGTCTCCGGGTTCCACTTCAGCAACGAGTCTCGGTGAATATCTCGTAGAAACCCGGACTCAATGCCCAGCTCGTGACACAGATCTTTTCCTGCCCGTTTGCTCATACGCCCACGCGCTACAGTTACGGCAATCATAAATGCAATAGGTGACGGGACTACATGAAAATCCACGTCCATTTTCTTGTATTTGTCTCGGCGAAACGAGCCAATACCGTTGTTGTAACCAGCGCGAAGATATTCTTCAGCTTTATGAACGTCAGGCGTTCCGTCTGTTAAGTTCTGCACCCAGCGATCAAGCGTGTTTCGTACAATTGCGCGGTGAGCCTTGGAAATTTTGGACTTCATGTTAATTAGTTGGAGAAGAAAGGATGGGGTCAGCAAAGCCGCAATCTATGACGGCGTTGTCAATCTTAATTTCAAACGTTTCAAACTGATCGCAGGCATCTAGCCAGCTTTTAGGAATCGGAATTGTTTCCACAAAGTCGTCGCCGCCAACTAATGCGCGGCTAGTTTCCCAGCAGTCTTCGTTGTGTATCGGGTTACAATCTTCGGCGTATACAGCGTATGACTTTTCTCGCCGTTCGCTTTCATCTAAGTCTCGCGGAATACCGTTGCTCATCAGGTACACACCGCTATCGTGCACAAATAAAAGACACGGGCCGACTGGCGTGCGATTCGCTATTGGCGGTAAACCAACTTCTGCTAACTGCTCGTCAGTCATATTTTCGTAACCCATTTCCCATTCTGTCGATGCGCGGGCGTGATTAATGCAGCGCTTTAGCTCAGACGCTTTGAACCGACAAATCGGCATCAGCTAACTCCTTCTCTAGGTTTTTACCGCGACCAAACATCCACGCGGCGTCGTCGCTAGGACGAATGCAGCGCAGCCAGTCCGCGACTGACGGAATTCGACCAAGGTCTTCGTTTACGTGTTGCTCGCCAACGTACCGGACGGGCACAACGCGGCCGTCGCTATTTGTGATTGTTTTGCCAAAGATTTTTTCTGATAAGAAAATCCCTTCGGAATGATGCCTGAGCGCCCTGTGTCTGAAATCAGCCATGTGCGCTTTGGACTCATCGAACCAGTCGTGGATTGGCTGGTAGTCTTCTACGCAGCCGCCCCACTTGCGTACTGACGACAGTGCGTGGTGATATGGGTGTGCCATTATTCGTCCTTTATTTGTCTTCTTGCGTACTGTGCGTCACTATGCTAGCCGTTGCATCAATCGGTGTGATTGTTTGTTTTTGTGCTGTTTTAAATATCTTTGATCTGGCCGGCGCGTTTGTTTCTTCAAGCTGTTCTTCGTTTTGAAGTCGCTCAATCATCTTTTCGGTTTCAGCAAGCGTAATAAAACCAACGTGCAAAACAGCTGTCACGGCAACAGCTTTATCGTCCGGCGGCGGCGAGCCCGACACCGGCAATAAACCGGCTTCGTTTAACATATTTTTAAGCCAAACAAGGTGGCCGCCGGCCAACGCGCTATTTGTGCTGCCGGTTTTAATACTTGCTTCCATCGGTTTTTTGCGCTGTTTTACGTACTTTGCGCTGAGCTTTTCTGCTATTTCTGTGGAGACGTTGCAATCCCACCATTCTTTAGCCGCTTCTTGCACGCCAGTTGGTGTGCACAGTTGTTTGTGCACGTTCATTATTCGTTTGTGTAAAGGTCAAGAACTTGATGTAAATCGCTGTGCGCAGCTGACCAATCCATTTTGTCCTCAACGACTTCGGTGGCGTGTTCCCATTCGTCGTTATCTTCTCGGTCAAACATATCGGCTGACCACCACGCAAGGATGATGCTTTTTGTGCCGCCGCGTTTGGCCGACTCTAGGTTTCTAATTGCGTCGTCTATAGTCATGCGGCACCGACAGGTTCATCTACGGGCTCAAAGAAACTCTTGTCGCACGAGCCCCAGTTGTTAGGCCAGAACGCGCCGCACTTGCCGTCTTTGCTGAAGTAGTCGTAATTAACGTCGTCGCTCCCGCCGCCATACGCGTTACGTTCGTATGTAATGATGTCGCCGACGGCCAGCTTTAGGCTTGCGCCCTGCTGACAGTTGGGCCCACAAGGCTTCCACCACTGCAATCGAGCATCAGGCTTGATTACGCGATACTGTGTTCCGGGTGTCATGGTTGTGTTGTCTTTCTTGTTTAATCTTCGTCCTCTTTTTGCTCTGCCAGCCGCGGCACAATTCGTTCGTGCTTTTTGTCCTTCTCGTCAGCGGCCGCCAGCATGTTTTCGAGCACGTCGATTTCTTCGTCAAAACCCTCGTCGGATAGATCCATATGTGTAAGGATCTTGTCCGTTGTTTTCGGAAAATGCGTTACCGCAACGCGAATAAACTCAAGAACTGTGACCGTAGCGCAATGCAGGTCAGGCGAAAATTTACGTGGCATTAGAAATCATATGTTGTTGAATTTACTTCTTCGATTCGTTCGTTGTGATGGACGTGAATTGTCTTCCTTGCCACGTCGACGACAATGCTGCCAAAACTACCGGAATCTATTTCCCAACCACCGGGCAGCAAATGAAACAAGTTATTTTCGAACACATCTAACTTTTTTTTTGTAATGATGTCTCCGCCGGGGTTATTTAATTTTTCTAGGAGACCGTCCTTGTGCACCATTCGCAGTGGTGAATTGTGCGGAGCCACGCCCGTGTCTCTTATCTGCGATGTATTTGCGGCAGAGGTATCATTAAAGTCGTACATTATCGTGTCAAAATCGCCGGAGTCTCCGCTGCCGCAGTACTCAGCTTCAACGCGTGAAACGCCAAACGCATGAAGCACAGTGCAAAAATCTTTAATCTGCTCAACCGGGGTTTTTGTTGTTTTAGTTTTTGCCATGATTGCTCAATAAGACGCCAACACGGTGCATGGTTTGCCAGTCTTTTTTTCCTTGTCTTCTGCGAGTGCGACAAACGCACGAAACGACTCAACAACCTCGTTGACAAAGTCTGGTGTAGCGTCGGGGTATAACCGGCGCATACGTTCGCGTACAGCTTCTTCTACGCTCATCGGGCGTGTCGTATCTGCTTGAACAAACGTGTGATTGTCGTCTGGCCCGTTCATACTGCTGAGTAGCTCAACTACCGCGGCGGCAAGCTTGTGTCCGCCGGTAGCTCCGTAATCAGGTTCTGTCAGGCTGGTTAGCCGCTCGCGCATTATTGCGGCTGGAATAGGCGCTTTACAGTTGTCGGCCTCAAACGCTTCACGCACAAGGATACGCGTGGCGTATGGCCCGCCGTGGTACGCTTCTCGCAAATAGCCAACATTTCCAGATGTGATCGAAAATCCGGTAGCTTGCGCTTTCCGGTCCTCTTCGGACATGTTGTCCCATTCCAAATAAATATCAATACCCATTATTTGATCCCCCGATTGAGTTTTTCTTCTTCCCACACAGCGCTGTCAACCTCGGAAATATCTGTGCTCGTATTTTGGTATTCGCGTGTCATAAATGCGTCGGCGTCGTTGGCGTTTCTAGGGTCAAGATCGCCGGCAATCAAACTGGCTGCATTGATATCTTCAGCGGCAACTAGATATTCTTCCGTAGACGTCACATTGATTCGCACGCAGTAGTATTTCATTCTGTATCCTTGTAAAAAGCAGGAGGGCGCCGAGCAAGCTCGACGCCCTCCTTGGCGTACTGCCTAAATGCTGTCAGATGTTCAACGGCAAGCGCAGTTGCCGCCGCAGTCGCGAGCGCGCTCACGAACCGGACGAACAACCGTACGGCTTACCTTCTTCACCACCTTACCACCGAACAGCCGATTCCGACAGCTCTCGGTGGACTTGGTGTCCGCGGTGTAGAGCCGCTGGCAGTTGCCAGAAGCGCAAACCACGGCGGGCTGGCTCGCAACGACGGTCTCACAGGCCGGAGCCGCAGCAACGGACTCAGCAACCGTTGGCTGCTGGAGCACGCTCTGCGGGCCCTCGCCGGCAGAGGCCGCCGAAACGAACGAGACGAAAGAAAGAACAAAAGCAGCAAAGAAAGACTTCATCATGAACTCCTTTAAAACCACCGAACATTGAAAACGGACACGCGTCCGTTTTTCAAATGCGGCGCACGTTGGTTCCACCAAGTGTGCGTCGCAGTATTGCACGGCTACATGTGTATAGCCGATTCGAATTTTTATGCAACCCCAAATTTGCCGGCAATCCTACCGGCGGGGTATCCAAAACTAAAAATAATCATCTAAGCGGTCGCGCTCTTCAGCCTCTATTTCCCAGTCTGTCACATCGTTAGACGGGTCATTGAGTTTAAGTGCACGCGAGCACAACGCGTTCTCTTCTTTTGGATGTTGTTCTAGCCAATCAAAAAACCACTGTTGCAGTTTTTTATTTTCTACCTTTTCGGGTTCTCTTGGTTCTTCGCCAGTTAAAGACACGTGCGTGCAACAAACGTCAGAGACAATTGCGCGCGCGGGACTACCCGGATAACCACCAAGATCACTGTCATATCGAACTTGTTGTTCTTCTGGCTCAAAAATAAAATCGACTTCAAATTCAAATTCGCCTGACTTCCCAAGCGGATTAGAGGTCGACGAATCTTCGACAGTCCACGTTACAGGGTGCATTACGTCACCACATGTATATTAAACTGCGCCATTTTTGCGTTGAGCCATTTTTCTTCCGCCGCAAGAGCCGCGGCACGAGAATCAAAACCCTCAAAAAGCGGACCGCCCACAGGGGCTAAGTCTGCAATCCATTCACCGGGTTTGTTTTCGTTTGGTTCTACGTGACTTGCACGTTTGATATCCAGTTGCCCCAACTTGGCGAGATTGATATTTTCGCCATATAAACATTGTGCGTTTCCGTTTGGTCGGATAAAGATGTTCATACCGGGGCCTCGTTAGCGGACATTAGACGACGCGGAGGAGAAAGTACCGACATGTCGACTGGTCTGTTGAGCGGCTGCATAGGCTGACTACCCATAGCTGGTCGCGCATTTGGCGGCACGTTATACGTGTTAAACATAGCCGGCGTGTTTATTCGCAGCCCGGCAAAAAATGCCTGCTCGTCAGTTTGTAACCGGATATTATTTGGCGCCAAAAGCGCAATATGGCAATTAACTGTGTTTGAATGACCAGTAAATGCAATATAACCGTTAATATGTTCACACGAACAAATTGTTGCGTGTTCACAAACTTTTAAGCGTTGATCGTCTTCTGGTACATCATTACGCAAGTAAATACTGTGCCGAAGCTGACTATACATTATTCGTGCATCGCCGCCGACAGAAATATAACCACGCAAACCAGAATGAGCGATAAATGCAGCTCCGCTGATAAATACATTCTCTTCGCACGTTACCTCAAACAACGACGCGTATCCGTTGATCGACGTTGATCCGCTAATCACGCTGTCACGAATAAGCGGCTTATTTCGAATCTGCGCGTTTTCTTTGATTTGCGTCGTTCCGCAGATTGTTCCGCCGAAAACAGACGCGTTATTTGAGACAACAACTTCTTCTTCTATGCGCGCAGTTCCGAAAATTTCTGCACGGTTTAAGATCTGCACAGAATCGCGCAACACAGCTGTTCCGCCAACTTTCGCTCTGTGTTTGATTTTTACGTTGCCGGTAATTTTGGCGAAATGATACACTTGCGCCATTTTGTCTACTTCGACTCTATCGTCTACTACTGCGGTGTCTGCAACCCAACCACCGCCGTTTATATGTCGATGCGCAAACACGCGACCGCAACCGTCTTTAAAGTCGTGTTTAGATGCGCGTTTCTTTCTGGGTTTAGCCGGCGTGACTTCTCCTGTCACCGCGGCTGCTTTTACCTCTAAGTTTGGCTCCATGTCTACTAACAACATACTTACTCCATCGGCATAACACGCCGACGAGGCGCATTGGTGATCAAATTATCCAGCGAATTCTTTAGGTCGCCCATCTGTGTGCGCAGCTGGGTTTGCAGCTGTTCGTTTTTGCGCAACTCCTTGGGGTCGACTCCAGCGACAAGCGCGTTTGCGTTTTCAATCAGCTGCTCAAGCTGCGCGTTTGAGCGCACATTCATGCGGCGAAAATTGTCGTAAAACTCTTTGAAGTTTTCGACAGCACTGGCACGGAATGTTTTCTTTGTGCCGTCAGGTTCGTCGGTTAGCCGCTCAATAAGGTGGCTGACCAACTCTTGCAGTGTTTCCGCAAACGCGTTTTCGGCCATGGCGACCGCCGTCTCAAAACGCTGCTGTACGCGACCCTGCTCGGCCTGATATACACCGGGATTCAAGGCTACAAGATATCGCGGCGGCTCGACCGGCGGATATTCCCAAGAGATATCAAAAACGCCTTCTAGCGTTGCCGGGTAGTCATTCGCGTTATACAGGCTACCAAGCTTTTCGCGGGCAGCATTTTTGATCGTCTCGTATTCAAGCTGCAGGTTGGAAACAGCCGCTGCGAGCTGTTCCTTGTAGCCGCTCATCGTTTCTTCAAAACGCGCAATGTCGTCTTGCTTGATTAGCCGCGTACCCTCTTGCGGATACGGCAACGTAATACCGCGCCAGAAAGCAGACGCCTGACTCTTGATGGCTGTGGCAGCGCGATACGCCGGATGCTTGGTATCGATCAAGCGCTTGGACGCGGTAACAAGATCTGTAGCCGCGTCAAAAGTATCTGCAGCCTGCTTTGTCTGCGCGTCAGAAAGCTTTCGCTGCGTTCCAAGCCACGAGAATGATAACTTAACCGCGCCCATTGTCTGACGCAGTTCGTTGGCCGTCTGCGCAACCGACTGGTTTTCTGTATCCGACATTTCTACTGTAGACATTTTTTACCTTTGTGTTTTTCAGCAACCCACAGCTGCGGGGTTTTTACACCCCGCAGCCGCAGTGTTGCCATAACTTAATTTTTCGACGGCGACGCCACACGGCGCCGGCCGCTAGCCGTTGCCGCGGCCTTTCCCACGCGACTGTAGATCCCGCGACTATCAGCCGAGAGGCACCGACCTTCTGCCCACTGGCGAAGCTTCTCAATTGGCTCGGCTGACGTTACAGACACGGGCACAACATTCAAAGCAGCTTCTACAAGCGGGATCTCAAGCAACGCCGCCAGTCGGCAGCAGGACTTGATCTCGGCGCCAGTCCAGTTGGTGTCGTCAGGCTTATCCTGCGCTTCTTCGATACCAAACTGCGTCATGTAGATATTCCAGATTGCCGCGCGCTGCTCGGCGCACGGCAGATCCACAAAGAACACACCGTCGAAACGCTCAGCACGCGCGAACGGCGCCGGCAGCTGGCTGGCGTCATTACAGGTGCCGATGAAGAACACGTCGCTGGTGTGGTCATTGAGCCACGTCAGCAACGTACCGAACAGGCGAGCAGATACGCCAGAGTCAGTCTGGCCGGAGCTACCGACGCCAGCCAAACCCTTCTCGATCTCGTCGACGAACAGCACGCACGGCGCCATCGCGTCAACCTGCTTGAGCGCCCGACGCATGTTGCCCTCGGACTCGCCCACGAACTTACCCATCAAGCTACCGAAGTCTAGCATGACAGTCGGCCGACCGACTTCATTGCCCAACGCCTTGGCAAACTGCGACTTGCCGCAGCCCGGAGGCGACAGCAAAAGTACACCCTTGGGGCGCTTGTCCACGTTTGTTTCGCCCTGTCGCCGCATGGCGCGTAGACAGAACGACTTGAGGTTTTCAAGGCCGCCAAGGTTTTCAAAGTTAGCGTCGCCGCGATATAGCGTCATCGTGCCGCTCTTTTCAAGCGTCTGGGCCTTGATACCCCAGATCGTATCCGGCACTAACTTGTTGTTATGCACCAACGACAGCGCGTAGGCGTTCTCCGCCTCCAGCCGCGTTAGGCCACGAGACGCGTCAACAACCGCCGCGACTTCTTCCTCAGTCGGCTTCGCGAACGCCGACTCTTCTTCAAACAACGCGTTGCACACCGACTTCAGCTGCTCCGTGTCAGGGAGTTCGTGGTGCACAACCGTAAACAGCTTCTCTACCTCGGGCTGCAGCTGCAGCACCGGGGCCACAATGATAATGTGCTGGCCCTCGCCCTTGCCCTTAACGACGTGGTTGGCCAGCGCCTGCAGAACCTCCGGGTTGCCCAAGAACCGGTGAAAGTTCTTTAGGACCAGCAACGAGGTCGGCTTCATTTTTGGCTGATCAAGAAACTGTAGCGCCTGCAGCGGGCCGGGCGCCGAGAACGTGCCGGAATACAGCTTTCGATCAATGTCCCAGATATCAAAACCCCAATCTTTCGATTCGGCGGCGGCCTTCACCGTCGCAATTGCATCGTCGCACTCCTGCGATTCGATCCAGATACCGCTGAAACCAGCGCACACAAGTTCTTTGATCTCTTTGTCGAGCGACATGTGTTCCCTTTGGTTAGTTCTGCGTTTCGATCTGCTGCTCGTTTGCGGCGGCGTAATACTCGCCGGTCAGCTGCTCATCAATCTGCGCGCCTAGCGCCTTTTCGAGTTCGCGCGTGGCGTCCTGACACGAACTACCGCTAAACCCGCTGGTTGAGATCTTGGTTTCGCCCTTGGGCGTGATCGTGATTTCGATAGTCTTCGTCATAATTAGAATCCTCCGGTCAGGTTGAGCTTGATCGAACCGTCAGCCAGAACTTCTTCGTACACCGAGTAGCCGCCCTTCTGGGCTTCAAAGGTGGCCTTCTCAACGGCGTAAGCCTGCAGGAACTTGTCCAGCTCCTCCTGCTTGCCCCACGAACCGTTATAGTTATCAAAATCCACGGCGCCGGACGTCAGGTTGCAAACAACCGGGTACTGCCAGCCGGGCAGCATAACGCCGAGACCTTCGCGCTCCACCGAGAACACGCGAAACTTACCGCTGGTCGGCTCCTTCAGCCCCAGTCGACGGCAAGCCGCCTGCACCGCGGCGCCGTCCTTTACTTCCGTCTTGATCTGAACAATGTGACTCATGGGTCAGCCTTTGTTAACCTTTCTTTGTGGGTAATCTTGTAGTGCGCACATGATTGTGCTTTCAAATAGCTCGGGCGATATGTAATCAGTGCCCGCAAAATATTCAAGCACAGCAACGGCTGCTGCTCTGTTGTAGATTTTTTTAAACTGTTTTGGACCGCGCGGCGTGTCTAAGTGGTATTCCGTTATGTCGTGCAATGCGACGACCTCGGGAATTGCAATAACGTCTTTATAACGTTCGCGTAAATTGTTTAATGCATCTAGCGCGGTCAATATACGTTCGCGATCAGCTGCTATTTCTTTTGGGTCGTCGTAAGCACTCATCGGTTATCAATCTCGATTGGTGCTGTGGTTTCAATCCACACGTGTGCTCCGCATTTCAACGGCTTCTCTGGTGAGTAAATTGCGGTTGACTCGCCAAGAATTTTTAAACGTTTGGCCGTGTATGATTTATTTCGCCATTGCACTGTAATGACCGAATCTTGCGCTCCGGTTTTTTTGTTGGCTCTGACGATGTGTTGGTTGACGTGAACCCGTTTAATTGTGCCCGCTGGCATAACGAAAGCTCGCTGGAGCCTAACCGTTGGCAACGGGCATACGTTGGCCGTAGCCATATCGTGCTCCGTGGTGGGTATCCGCTAGCGTAGCGGATACGAAGAGATTATCTACCCCGCTACGGCGTTAGCCCTCCCTGACTAACGCCGCGCGGGTAGATCGCCGAAAACGGCTCAGCCGCCGAATTCTGTGGCGAGCTGCTTGTGCGCGCTGAGGATATCGCGCGCTGTGTCGTAGCAACCGTCGCAGGCTTCCAGAAACGCACCTGCGGCCTTGATCTGCGTCATCGGCAGATTTGTCGACCGCGCGGGAGCGGCCGGAGCGGGCGTGCGGTTCGCCTTCCGCGGCTGCTCAACTTCAGCCGTCTTCCTACCAACGCGCGCTGCTACAAAACTCTTACCCTCCGGCTTTGCAGCCGCGGGCTTCTTGGCCGGCGCGCCAGACTTCTTCAGCAACTGGCTCACCTGTGCCGGACTTACCGTGATGTTCTTCTTGGCCAGTGCGGCCACGATATCAACGCCGCGAAGCGATGCGCCAGTTTCCTGCCGCTTCGCAATTTCATTACGAATGTGATCAGCACCGCTCAGCTTAGTAGCCATATCTCGCACCTTCTTCTTTGTAGTGCCGGAATTAACCGGCGCAGTTGCTTCTTCGGAAACTTCTTCTTCGTCGGCGTCCACAGTGGCGTCGACTTCCTCCTCGTTTTCTGCCGCAATTTCTACATCGTCTTCATCGCCCTCTTCGGGCGCATATTCCGTCTCGTCGTCGTCTTCTTCCTCTTCTTCCGTTACCTCGGCCTCGACATAGGCTTCTTCGTCATCCACTTCGTCGAGTTCTGCTACGGGTGTAGCGTCTTCAAGTTCTACGTCAACGTCTTCTTCAGCGTCGTCAACTTCTTGTGCGGTCTCGTCGTCGTCTTCGTAATCTTCGTCTTCGGCTCTCATCCCTGTCGCCTTTTTCTTTGTAGTTTCCGTGGCTGCGGATTTGCTCATGGAACCGGGGAGCGGTTTACCCCACAAATTCGCAGGGCTGATAAAGTCATCAGCTTTAGCCATAACTTCCTCCTAGTAATGCCGCGACCGAAACAAATCAGTTCGCGCGGCTAAATGAAAAATACACCGCCCAAAATCAAAAGCAACCCCCGACAAAATATGCCGGTTACTTGCTTGTTTTATAGGCGGGCGGAACATCGCCTTTTGCGTCGCGCAGCATACCGGCGTTTAGTTCTGGCCACTTTTCGTATGAGTGGACAGCGCCGATTAGATTCCATGTGGCGTGCGCCAAATGTTCCTCTGTGCGATCGCCGTTCAAGAAACTGAAGATATGCGCAATTGCGTGATTCAGTAGATCCGCAACCGGCATACCGTTTTCCCAGTTGTACGGCCCAAACTTTTTTGCGCCCTCGTCGTACGTTCTGGCTAACGCGCGCAAACCAATGGGAGAAATCAAATCGTAACGTACCTGATCGCAATCATCGCTACGAACAGCGCCGGTATCGTACTCATGTCGACCCTCTGACATGGTTTTCGGCCTTTATTGGTTTGAATGAGAAATAGAATCGTGGTTCTTCGTTAAATGCGACGGTACCAGCAACGCCGTCTACTTTTCTAATGACGTGAACGTACGGCGGGTCGAAATGCGAAACTTCAAATTCGTTAAGAAGCTGCTCGCTGTCCCACATCTGCTCGCCGTACTGCGTCTCTAACAATTTGCGCAATTCTTCTGCGTCGCGTGTTGCAAATTGTTCGCGTAAAACGTTGATAAGCGTTTGTCTTGTTGTATCTACTGGAATGTTTGCCGATAAATCATTGTTCATTAGTTGTTGTATTTGCCGACTCTGCGAGTTTGTTTAGTTCGTCAGTTTGCGATTTAATGCGTTCTGCAAGTTCTGCGGCATATTGGTCGTACATCTTGAGTTGACCAATCAGATCCTTATGAACGTCTACGCCAAAACTAGTGAGTCGGCCGAGCAAACCCAGCAAACTAGCCAAAAACGGCGGTTGCGAGTTTCGGAGCCTGAGAAGACCTGCGGGCATTTTTTCTGGTTGATTTTGCCAAAGCGGGACTAATGCAATACCAGAAAGTTCAGGAACCGCGGCCAATACGTCGTTGCAAAATTCTTCGCTACGTTTAAAAAACTCTGCATCAAACGGAAGGCGCTCTACACTAATTTCAGCTTGCGTTTGAATTTGTTCTGAAGCCATCTAGTCAATCCTTACGTGTTATTGGTCGTAGCGGGCGTCTGTCGGTAGCATGCCGTTGACGATATTGCCGAGCCGGGTCGCGGCCCAGCTGTAGATCACTAACGTCACGCAAAAACCCACAATACCCCCAAACCAATTTCCTGCCAAGAGCGCTAAAAACAGATAGAAGGGAATATGGTACGATTTGCAAAAAGGGCAATTGATTAGCTCAAGCAGCCGTCCCTTTATTGTTTCTCGTGGGGTTATGTCTTGCATAGCTTGCGCATATGCGCGCGGCGTTTCGAAAATAGAGCCCTTGTGCCAGACGTCTATTACCGCGCCAGAAGCAAGCGTGACCGCAAGAAAATCCAATACCGAGATCATTTTTTCTTTCTTCGTTTAACCGGTTGTTCGTTATAGCCTCGCATGAAGCATGCGCCACTATAGATTGCTGCACTAGCCGCAATCAAGCCGGCTGCGCCAATTTGCGGAATTGCAATAATTCCGCCGATTAGCAGCAAAGCAGCGTAACCAGCAAACGTCGTATTCGGGTCAGGCTGCGCCATTGATTATGTTATGTATTTGTCGCCGTGGGGCCACACCTGTGTTAGTGCGTTGTCCGGCGCGCTGGGGTTATTTTGAAATTTGGGTAGCGGCAACGGCGCCTCAAGTTTAAGATGGTTTACGGCGTTATCGGGAAGGTAGATTTGCGGGCCGGGACCGCGCAAGGTACCTTCTGTGTAAATGCGTTTGCGCTCTTGATAGAGCTTGGCAGATCGTCCAACTGTAGCCATAACTGCTCCTATGAGTAAGCGTCAGAGTCACCGTTTAGTATACTCCGACGCGAACTGTTTACTTGCGAGTTGTTTCTTTGATCGCATCACGGGCTATCTCGTATGCCGAGCTAGCCGCGTGCGATAGGCCAACGAGGCCGGCAAGGAACACATAACCTGTAAATTTTACGGCTTCCTCTACCCATTGAAATTCAAACTCGCTACCCGAATTGTTATAGTTGGTCATGGTTAAACCAGATCATGCAAATAGTGCGCTTGAGATGCCGTCCGCCGGCGTTCAAGCGCTCATACAGGAATTAATCTCAATCAACCCAACAGACGCGGCTTCTGTACAAGCACGCGCGGTTGTATTAAAGGAATTGGCTCAGCAACACGCGTTTCCGTCGTTGGAGCCAATTTTGCCGATGGTTCTGAATCTTAATGGGCGGCCATATAGTCTCCAGAACCATTTTCCGTTTGCCCCCCTTTTTAGGTTACTCACCCCTAAAAATCAAGTGTGGTGCACGGGTCGGCAGGTATCAAAATCGACCAGTCTAGCAGCGCATGGAGTTGTAGTTGCCAACTCTATACCGTTTTTTAAGACGTTGTTTATTACACCGCTGTATGAACAAATTAGGCGGTTTTCAAACAACTATGTGCGTCCATTTATAGATCAGTCGCCGGTGAAAGCGCAGTGGAGTGGAACGTCAACAGAGAACTCTGTGTTGCAACGCTCTTTCAAAAACAACTCGATGATGTTGTTTAGTTTCGCGTTGCTTGATTCGGACAGAATTCGCGGTGTGTCTGCAGACCGCGTATGCATTGACGAAGTTCAAGACATGGATCCTGATCATGTGCCAATCATTCAAGAAACCATGTCTTACTCGCGCTGGGCAACTAGTTATTACACGGGTACACCAAAAACTCTAGATAACTTAATCTATGGTTTGTATAAACGGTCATCACAAGCCGAATGGTTCATTCCGTGTCATTCATGTAAGCACTGGAACATTCCAGCGCTTGAATATGATTTAGACGCAATGATCGGCCCGTACAGTGATCAAATCAGCGAGAAGTATCCGGGCACCGTATGCGCGAAATGCCGGAAGCCTGTAAGCCCCCGACACGGTCGCTGGGTGCACAGATATCCCGAACGCCGCTGGCAGTTTTCCGGATATCATGTACCGCAGATGATTCTGCCACTTCATTTCTCCGACCCTGAAAAGTGGTCTACGCTTTTGTTGAAACGTGAGGGCTTTGGGAATATGACCCAAGCCCAGTTCTACAACGAAGTTATGGGAGAAAGTGTTGATACCGGTCAGAAGCTCATCAGCGAAACTGATTTGAAAGCTGCATGCCTGCTAGACTGGGAAAACAAAAAAGAACCAGATCCCAAGTGTTTTACAAATCTGTCGCATTACAAACACCGCATTTTAGCGATCGACTGGGGCGGTGGCGGAGAAGCAGGTGTCAGTTTTACCGTGCTGTCTGTGCTGGGATTCCGGCCCGATGGAACAATCGATGTGCTTTGGGCTAAACGTCTCCTTATTGGTGGAGATCACTTAGCCGAAGCCGTTGAGTGTATGCGCTGGTCTAATTTGTTTAATTGCGATTTTGTCGCTCACGATTACACTGGCGCCGGCACGGTCCGTGAAACGGTCATGGTGCAGGCTGGGTTTAATCTTGAGCGAGTCCTTGCGTTGCGGCTTGTTCGCTCCGCATCGCAGGATTTGATGGTCTATAAACCACCAACAGAAATTAACCATCGCGCGCACTACAGCCTCGATAAAACGAGATCGCTGTTGTACACGTGTCAGGCTATTAAACTAAAACAAGTCCGGTTCTTTCAGTACGACTGGGCGTCGCAAGATTCGCCGGGTTTGATTTCAGATTTTCTTGCGTTGGTGGAAGAGAAAGCAGAGTCGCGATTGGGCGGCGACATTTACACGATTACGCGCAATACGTTATTGACAGACGACTTTGCGCAGGCTGTCAATTTAGGCTGCTCAGCTCTTTGGCATGTAAACAACGCGTGGCCCAACTTTGCAGAGATTGCAGGTGTTGCGCGGTTAAGCGAACGCACTGTAAGAGCCCAAACGCCTGTTGATGATGACGATTGGGCCGATGACGCAATTGGATCTAGTTATTTTGGATATTGATAACTGAATCTGTGCGTCTTCAGTGCAACCGCCAGCAGTATTCCTTGATCCGCTTTCGTATGGGCCCCGCTGACTTGATCGGGACCGCCTCGATAGCGTCCACGACTGCGCGGGCGGCCTTTTCTAGTGCCGCGGTCGCCTCGTCGCAATTCATTGAGTCGGCGTACAACTCCCACGCGTCAGCCGTGCGCGGAATCCACGGCGTCTCACCGTTAACAGCATCGCAGAGCAGCCGCTGAAATATCCTGTCAGGTTCAGTATCTGTTGCGCCAAAACTGCGATACTTTTGCTGTTTTTTTTCAAACGCGGCAATTAACTCGTTAAGCTTCACTATCGACGTCGGCGTCGTATCCGAAGACGGCAAGTTGTTTCCCCTTTTCGGTTAATTCAAAGTCAAAACGATCGTTTTCGCAATCGTATTCAGCGTCTACTAAACCTCGCCGAACACCTTCCTGCATGACGTTCGACATTATGCGCGTAGAGAGAGCCCGAAAAAGCGCTAGCATTTTTTCTTTGTACTCTTCAAACGAATCAGCGCCAATTGCGTACAGGCCGTCTTCTTTGACGTCGCACATATCAGCGATGATGTTTTCAACTTCCTGAACCGTAAGAAATTTCTTTTGTTCAGTGATGTCGTCAACAGCGCTTGGATTGTCGCTTAGCTTGCCGACAAAATGTCCGAACATGCCCAGTACATAATCACGCAAACCCTCGATCGAATTTTCTACGTGATGTTGGGCGTCGCCGTCTTCTTCAAACTCGTCGCTAAACATGGTGCACCTAAATGAGGTTTTCCTGTAGTCTTGCGGCCGCCACAGCGGCATCATAGCCGCCGCGCGCAAGTATACGCTCGCGCGCCGCGTTGCGCAGTTGCTCTAGGTGATCTGCGTAGGCGCTATCAGTGCTTACAGCCGCTTCTGCGGAACTGAAGCTGTGCGGCTTACCGGTCAGCTGATTTTCGCCACCAAGCATGATACGCGAGATAGCAGCTAGCTTGACCGTGTGCCGCGTGTCTTCAAGCGCCATTTCTTTTTCGACGGCATCCGCTAACCGCGCAGCAGCCGTTTCAATAGCGTTAGACATATTAGCCATAATTAACTCCTTGAGTTGATGTAATTGCGAACAGATTCAACATCACGAATTGCGGTATCTAGCATACGCAGTGCTTCTTCTGCGTTACCACCAGAGTCCGCCATTTCAAATAACAAAAACGCGTACAACGTATCGCCGCAGCGCTGGATTGGTCCGCGACCAACACGCCTAATGTAATCGGCAAATGTTTCTTCTGCTGTAGGCGGATCAATACCGACTAGATCCGAACCCGGATACGAGTCGAACACGTGGCGTGGCGTGATCATTGCGGCAAACTGTCGCCGCTCAGCGTAAGCCCTCGTTCTGATAGCTTTTCGCGCATTTCCTTTAAACTAGTCACGCCAAAATTCTTGCACTCCAGTAGATCGCTGACGCTGCGGCGCGTGAGATCTCCAATCGTAAGCACGTTTAGCTTTGACGCAGCCTTGCGGCAACGCACGCTCAGGTTTAAATCAGTGATAGGCAAATCGAGCACAGATTCTGGCTCACTCATTTGTTTCAGCATCCTTTTTGAATTGAATTTCTTTTCTGGTTGGTTTTCTTTTTGGATATTTTTCTGGATGACACAGCTGGCAACGCGCACGACCGCAGCCACCACAGCGCGCCGTTTTTCTATAACGACCCTCGGGTATAGCGTTTTGTTTTTTGTTTGAATCTGTTACAGCAGATAACCAACCAGCATTGATTAGCCGATAGTTTTTAATGCGTTTATCAATGATGTGTTTTTCGTCGTGATATCGTTTCATGAAATACACAACACCACGAACTTGCATCCGCAGCGCTCCGCCATTTTAACTACAGATTTTTCGTACACAGACACGGGTTTGTCTCTATTAATTACGCCGGCACTTATAAGCGCTTGTAAACCAAGCTGCGCAATACCGCGGCGCCGTAGTTCTGGGTCTGTAAAACACTCGACTGTTTGAACGTCGAGCATCTTGCCTTTGAATTTTTCTTTAAAAGGTCGAGAACCAACCCACGCAACAAATAAACCGTTTTGGTGGATTAGCGCCATCGTCATGGCTTCGTGCTCACCCGGCCAGCGTTCGATATAACGCTTAGAGATTTCGTCGCGCATATTGCGACCCGGCACAGACAACCGGTTGTATATCTCGTCAATCTCAGTTGGCGCTAATGTATTGATATCTTTAAGGCTGATATGAAAATCCATAGCAAGTCCTCCGTGACTAACTATGGATTATACCAATTAATAATGGCAGGCCGGAGTCGAACCGGCTGTGATAAATTTTTGTTTTCCTGTCATTTCAGGATTTAATACGGGTACACAACAGCAGCGATCAACTCTGCATTTCTTCCCCGTCCGCAAGCTTCGTCCGCTCAGGGGATCAGCCCGATACGTTTATCACTTCAAGCGTTAAACGCGCGCCCCGCGTATCTGCCATAAAGCCGGCGGTCGGACTCGAACCGACGACCTACTGATTACAAATCAGTGGCTCTACCAACTGAGCTACACCGGCATATATTAAACATTAACTGCTACGTCACTAACGGGCCAATAGTATGGCAAGTCAATTGACTCCATCCAACCGAAACGCGAGTAGTGATTATAGTCTTTGCGCAGCAAATTACTACGGTGACTGGAATGAAAGCGCCGACTCCGAAACCATCGCGGATACGGAACTATTAGTCCGCCCCGTTCGCGATCATATGCTTCCATGAACTGCGCGTGCAGTGTATCGCGAAACCCGCGGCGGCGCCATTCTCTGCAAATTACGGCGCTGTATGCGATCAGGGCTATTTCAGATCCAGCCCACATGCGCACAGCCGGATGATTTCTCCAGCTGGATTTACCGGGCGTGTGTTCACCAATTGGAACGCCCAGACACAAAAGAATTTGTTTGCACTCGACCCGTTGTTTTCCAAGTCGTTTATTGTCCAAGCAAGCCGCCGAAGCCCGAAAGCTGGGCAGCGGTAGAAAAGTTTGCATAACTCCTTTTATTCATCATCGTATTCGTCGTTGTCTACGTCAAAATCTTCATTGTATGCCGGATCGTCTTCATCTTCGTCGTCTTCGTCGTATTCTTCGTCGTCATCATCTTCGTATTCTTCGTCTTCATCATCTTCGACATATTCGGCATCTTCATCTTCGTCTTCATCCTCGTCGTCAGGTATGAAGAAATTTGGTTTCGGTAAATTGAATAGGCTATCGTCGTCATCATCATCGTCATCGTCATCGTCATTCACAAATTGCCACGCCTCTTCGATGAAATCATCATCAAGACCATCATCGTGTTTGGCGTCTATTTTTCTTGCGTGACGAAATGATGCGGACTCTAGATAGCGCATTATTTTTATCCGATTTCGCGGGCCTCGTTAGTGCTCGTTAAAAGGTACTTATCGCCCCATTGGGTATTAATAATTAAACCGGGCATATTACGCACAAGCTCTTCCGCAATAAAGACACCGTCATTTGACATTAATTCTATAATCAGCAACCAGTTAGGAACGACAGTTTTACCGATATAAAAATAGCGGTCTATACCTCTTTGGTTCAACCACCAGTGTTCCTTTTTACGCACCAGATAGTTTACAGGTTGTCTGTGTTTTCGTGGATGGGGTACTACCGCTAATTGACCAAGGGCCACCCCGCGCTGTAGCTCCTCCATAAGAGCTATATGTGCCTGCGCTGGCGTCGTTAACTGGTTTATTGCGTAATTCAGCTGGAAACTAGCTTCGTATGTCTCTTGCAGCCACGCGTGTAGGTCGGTCAAAACGGCGATTGTCGTATTCTTATTTAGTGTCGCTAGGCGCATCCGGGATCTAAGAGCGCGCTGGATATACGCCGGTAAAACGTGCCGCAAAACAGAAAAATCTGTGGTAGCTGGCGCGGCACGCCCGTGAATAACCTGCCAGCTGTAGCTGGGCGCAATTACGGCACTAAGCTGGTTGATCTTTACGAAAATCGACCGGTTGTGGCATTTCGGAACAACGGCACTGTAGCTCGCGTCGTCGAACGGGCTGGCAGCGAATAACGGCCAGTCAGCTTTGTCGGAGGCCTCAGACAGCTGCCGGCTTACGTGGCTGCGCTTGAGCGCCGACGATTGCGTCTGTTCGCAACCAAGGGCGGCGCCGATTCTGGCGGCAGTGTTGAAGTTCTGGCCGGGTATTCCTGTGGCTACTGGATCGCGCCGCAAAATTGGGTTTATCAATTCAGCGGCAATGGCGGCAAAGACCGTCCATGTAAATGCGTTCTCGTAGCTTGGCGTTAAAAACTGCCTGATTGCTGGCGGCGCAACAGGCGTTGGTTCGGGAAATGCGACTCGTTGTTTTTTAGTTACCGGAATTATTGTCGGTGTAATTGCGCCCTCGTTTGTAAGTTCGCAATTTGAAAACCGGAATACGCCGGAACGCTCATCCCAACCAAGTCGGCTGGACACGCTAATGAGTTCTGGGTTATTTAACTCAATTGATATCAAATGACTGCGGCGATTCCACGCGCGATCAAATACCAAGAGCTTTCTTTTTGGCGCCATGTACGCTTGCGCATAAGCCAATAAGCCCATGCTTTCAATTTTTTTAGCGTTGTCGGAGAATTCAAATTGCTCGCCGTTTAGGTGTATAACGCCGCTATATGTTTTATCGCCGTCGTCAGCTTGCACTATTTTTTGAATAACAACATTAGCCGAGCACACGCGGTGGTTTGCGCAATTCCACCACCCGTCAGACCGCGGCGTGACCATCCACCGCCGCGGGGTTTGCACGGTACCAAGCGGCGCCGAGATCAGTGCGTTTGCCAACACGCGATCTGTAAAACCGGCAGAAAACTTATCCGAGATTTTTTGCAGAAAAGGACTCAATTTGTCAGCCGATATTGTTAAACGGCTGGCAAACGAATGCGCTGATATTTCGTTCATGTGGCCGAGCGTATTCGCTAAGCTTGTTTGCCACGTTTCCGCGCTCTTGCGAATTTTAGCCAACTGCTTAATTGCATCGTTGGCGTCGCGTGCGTTCGGGTTTCGTTGCCCGCCGATACAGACGTAACCGCGCGCCGTACACACCCGGCTTATTAACTCCGGGGATGTGCTGCGGCTTTGAAATAACCGCGCAATTGGCTGGAAGGACGCCCAGTTTTTACCGTAACTGTTTGCTTCATTACCTGTGTAACTAGAAATTAACGGCAGCAGCGACAACCCGCGTTTTAATTGATCACACTGTAACTGCAGAACCCAGCACGGGTCGTCCAGAATAAATTGCGTGTTTTTTAATATTTCTGGCGGCGACAACAGCATTGTTTTGAGTAGAAAATAACCGGCCTCTGGTCGGCGGCGTTTATACCCTGTCACGGGGATATATGTATGTCGGACGTCAAAGTCATCGCTGTACTGCGATAACAAGACACCAGAAAAACGACCCGGCAGATCGTAGTACGGGAACACAATGCTGGCGCCACCGGCTCTAATATTTTTAGGGCGAGGGCGGCCTAGGTCGGCGCATATCTTGGCGATCTGGTCTGTGTGCGCAACGCCGACTAAACCGTTAGCGTTAATTTCGTGTGCCACACCCAGTTCGCGTAATCGGCAGGAAATAACGTCATCGCCGTGGTTCCAGACCTGCGATTCCACGTCTACCCAGAAATGGTCAAGATCTGTTTGCCGCCTGTGAGATCGTTCAATCTCGCCGGCCATATTATTTTTTTCGCCGCGATTTATGAGGTTTAAGTCGGCAAAACGGTCAAGGGCGTCCGGCAGGCTTGTATTCCATATTGACGTCGCAAAGGTTATGATATCTCCATGGGCTAAGCACGAATTACAGTGCAGCCAGATACCGTCGGTGACTAAATCGTCAAACAGGTGTAAAGTATTCTGTTGACAGACTGGACAACGAACGACTGCCGGAAAAGACGGGTTTTCTGGCGCAACGCCCAATGCCGATAGGGCGCCCATATGGTGATGTCGGCCGATTAAACAGGTAGGAAAACCCATGACAAATATCTCGCTCGATCAGGCGCACGATGTAAGTGGTCGCGAGACCCACAGGCTTACTACGCTTTATCCGTGCCCGACATTCGTTAAAAGTGCCGCACAAGACAGAACTGGCGCAGCCACGGAATCCTTACCGCGACACCTGTACGCCGATCAGCGCAATAAACTGTATCCGTGTCACACGGCTCCCGCAACATGGATGTCTGCGCTGTTCTTTATGGACAAGCAAGCAAACTTCGACGCGCAGGAAGCCGCCGCCATTAAATCTAAGATACACCAAGCAGCCGAATATTTTGGCATTTCCGGCACTATTGCTGAGCTGGAAGAGAAAATGGCCGCTGCTGGCGCGCAGGATTTAAACAGCCTACCTGACTCTGAATTCGCTATCGTCTGGGTTAGCGACGTCGGCGGTAAGGAACGTCACTGGCCGTTACGAAATGCGTCGGAAGTAAAGTTTGCTGCCGCGCACTTCAGGGAGTTCCGCGATAATTTTGTGTTCGCAGACCGTCACGTTATTGCCACAAAAATTCTTGAAAAGGCCGCCGAATACAGTGCCGACGTATCGGACGCTGACGGCGCGCTTGAACTGGCCGCTGGCTTAGGTGCTTGTGCAGCTAAGGTGGCCAGCCAAATGCTCAAAGATCGCGTACGGCTCACGCAGCGCAGCCATGGGGCGCTTTCCGCTGAGTTGTCCAAGTTAGCAGCAGTCATTGACCAGAACCCGGATAGGGCTCGGGACACTGACATGCGTCTAAAGTTGGCGAGCGCGGTCGACGATTTTGACCGTAACACCAATTTAAACCGCATGTACGATGCCGGCGGTTTATCTCGGCCGGAAGAAGTCTTGTTTGCGATTACCGAAAAGGTCGCCCGCGATTTTATGAGTCAAAACGTCGAGACTACTACCGGTAACGTTTACGCGCTAGAAGATCTTGAGAAGCTAGCGGTTGAAGATGTGCGCGAGTGGCTCGGCGATGATTTTGCCGAAGCGGTAAGCGCCGGCGGCGTTTACATGGACCGCGATAAGCTGGCAGCACTTGTGCCGACGCTGGACCGCGGCATGGCGGCGACATTAGACCGTTTAATGCAGGAAAAGAATGCGGGCGCGGTTGTTAAAGCCGCGGCTTTTGAAACACTACTTCCGCTTGAGCGCCTGCATGAGCTGGCGCAGCTCTCGGAGTAGTACTGGCGTGGAGTGGAGCAGCCCGGTAGCTCGCTAGCCTCATAAGCTAGAGGACGTTGGTTCGAATCCAACCTCCACCATTTTTACTTCTTTTCAGGCGGCACATTAAAGTCGTTGATTAAGTGCAGCGCGCAATACAAGCCGCCCAATACGCACTTTAAAGCGCCAAGAGGCACGCGCGCAATCGACGCGGCAGCTGTTGTCTGATCTAGCGCCTCTACAACAGCATAAATCGCAGTTAACGTCTCTTCGCGTTCTTTATTTTTTGTGGCTTTTTTCTTTACTGGCTTTTTGCTTTTTTTGGTCGGCACGGCTGTTCTTTAGTAAGCGGGAAAGCAAGTCACGACACATGTCGACCATAGTTACTGGCCGAAATTGATTGACGCTTGCTGGGTCTATATTCTGCGACGTCAGTTCTTCTTGGCGGCAGTGTTCTAGATACATCTGCCAGTTATCGTACGCATCGCGGTCGTCTTGGCTTGCGTACGGGCGATACGGGTCATCAGGTAGCCGGTCGTTCCAGCCCATTTTTCTTTCTCTTCTTTTTCTTGGGGTCAAGCAACTCGCCGCGCAACACCGATATGGTGGGCGGCGCGGTTACGCCAATCTTGACGCGATCCCCGTTGATCTCTAAAACTTTCACAACAACACCGTTACCAATACAGATAACTACTTCTTGCTCTCTTTTTCGCGAGACAACAAGCACGGTAAGTCCCCTTATTTTGCCCCCGCGTTTCGTAACATGGCGACTACCTGCTGCGTATTTCCGTTTTGCAGATTCAGCGCGGAAAGTTGCGCAACAAGTAATTCTGTTTTTAAACGTATGGCGGCGTTAATGTCTTCTGTCTTGCCAGCTTCTACGTCATAGATTGCGCTAAACATTTGCGGGTCATCAGAAAAGTCGGCCATGTTTGGCGACACGCGAGCTACGCGCAATGCTATGCGCAGTATATCTGGCGGGTTTATGATACCCTCGCTATCCAGCACGGAGCCGATATACGCGCGAATCTCGTCGCTAAACGGTTCGTTGTCGTCGTCATCGGGCGGCGATAGCAGCAACGACTCAGTCATACCCCACGCGACTTCTTCTGCGTCAGCGGGGTCCCACATATCTGGGCGGTATGTGGCGCCACCGAGAACGTTGCAGAAATCGATGAAGTCAGGCATCGACTTGAAGAAACGATCGGTCGTTAAAATCTGAATCGCTACCACAAGCTTGTCGAGCGACAACTGCGGCAGGTCGACGTCAAATTCTTCTTCGATTTCAAGGGTTATAGTCGCCGGATCCCAGTCAAGCGCCTCGACACCGAACCGGTCAAGGAACAGCGTCAGCAGGACGCTCGCAAACGTCTCCTGACTCGTCCAAGCTTCTTGCATCAAATTTTTTGGCATGAAACCCTGCCTTATTCTCGATCTGCAGTACGCCCCGGCGGTACAGCTCGTCTAGATTATACGCTATCGACTCTAGGGGCGGGCTGGGGAGTATGCCCAGAAATTCGTCGCCGGTTTCAAGGTCGACGAAGCCGGTATGCCCGGTCCACGTGCAGTAGCGCCCGTCCGCAAAAACCAGTTGGTTCAGGCAGCAGGGTGCGTCTGGCGGCAAAGGCTGGCTTTTGACCGTCCAGACACCTTCGACAATTAGCAGGCGCTGTTCGGCCTTTAGAAACGCGAGCCGTTCCAGCATATCTGCCACAAGTACGCAAAATAGGTCATCGCGGCTAAAAATACCGTCACCGGGCGGTACTGATTTTTTCAACACAGCTGTAAACAAATTGCGTATTTGCAACTTGCTAAGCTTCACGACCTGCATTACCATATCCAACGTCAAGTCTTTTTTTTCTTCGGAGGTATCTATGGCCGTCTCCATCGTCGATAACCTTTCTAACATCACGCAGGGTCGCGCTGAGTTTGTTGTCAGCGGCAATGGTATCGAGGAACTGCTGTCGGCGTCTACCGCCAACATGGTACTGCAAAAAGCTGCAGAGGCTGGTTTGAACCGCCCGGGCGTATCTAACGCCGGCGGTCCTTATCCCGTTGACGAAAACGGCAAGACCGACGACGAGCTTATGATGGGCAAGCGCGGGCCGGTCGCGGGCTACCGCCGCGATTTTGTTATCTTAGCCTCGCTCTGATCAGGCGTCGTCATTTCGGTCTGCGATGAACATCTCCACTGGTTTGCCTTTGTCAAATCCGACAACGGCAAAGCACACGGGAGTGCTGCAGTCGATATCGAGTTTCTTAGCGGCGGCGTACCCCGCGCGGTGGCTCATGTTCTTTGCGACGGACATAGCAGCAAGAAAAGAGTCGTACAGCCCGACGGGTACGTCATCCATTCCATGTCGCCAGACAACTAGATAGCCTGACATAGCGTGCGCCTGTTCGCGCTGTTGCCGCGACAGTACTTTCTTTTTTGCTCCACCGGAGGCGCGCGAAGCGCGCCTCTTTTTTTGCGTTTTTGATATTTTTGCCATTCTGTAACCTCAATTTTTTTGGAGTAACGAAGGATCGAAATCTGCTGTGTAATATTGTTTATTGGCGTGATCAAACGCGCCGTCACGCATTACACACCATTCGGGTCTAGCCCAGCTTAGTTCTGAGACCTCGGCCCACTCACTGTAGTTGTAGCCGTTTAGCGTAAAGAGACTTGTCAGCGTTGCGTCGGGTGCGTAATAGATCTTGTCATCCAAAAGATGCAGCAGGCGCAAGTCTCTGTTACGCGAGTAGCATTCTAAAAATATGGCGCGACTAAAACAGCTACCGCCGCATAGCCCGTAATAGAATTGCCGGTTCTCGCTGCGCCTCAGTATGTTGAAATACGCGGTCAGCTTCTCTGAGAACGGGTTGGACCTAGCGCCAGCGCAGGCTGACTCTGGGAAATGTAAGGCTCGACGTTTTGTTATTACGTCTTCTTCGAGCAAAACAACCCAGTCGCTAGTTTCGCTTATACAGTGGTCGTATACGCGTTTTAGGTATGTCTCGGCAGACTCACGGCCTGAGAAGTAACCTTTGGGTTGCACCTGCTCGTTGGCGTGTGTGTAGCGTAGGTCAAAGCACTTTGCGAATGGTTTAAAGTCATACCCGGCATCAGACACCAACGACACACCAACCTCTGGATAATGCCCGCGAAAAGCTTTTAGCGTTTCGTAGACAGCTCGCGGGTGGTTGTAGCACTGCATGTACGCAGAAATTGTTTCGGCCACTCAATCCTCCACGCCGAACATATCTATATGCGCTAATCGGGCGCAATAGAATTCTGCGGTTATTCCAGCTACCTGTTTGAAGCGCGCGGCGACGTCTGGAATTATTTTGTCGTTAAACACGCGAATGATTGTTTTACGCAGTTTATCTATCGCTTCGGGCGTGTAGCCTGCTTTTCTAGCTGACTCTGCCCCGGCACGCACTTCTTCGCTGCTGTCTAACTGGATTTGAAGAAACGCCGGATTAATGAACTCTATGATGTGCCCGTACACCTGCCGCGTCTCAAAACTGTACGGGACATCAAATACTCCGCGGCCGGGCCAGTGCTCACCGTTAACCTCGTTCTCAGACAAATAGCGCAACTTTCCGAGCGTCCACCCAAAGGCAGCGGCGTCGTCATTTGGATCGGCCATCACAAATTTAGGTTTTGGACCTGCCGGTTGCTTATCTAATTTTGTTTTGCTTTTTCGTGCCATTTGTACAATAGCTAAGGAAAATTGGGGCAGGTTAAAGTTTGGCTGTGTAGCCGGGATCACATTCGGTCCTGTCAAACAGAAACCAGAATGCGTCCCAGCTACACAGCCAGACAACAAGGCGCAGCCTAATTAAGGCTGGCCGTGCACGCAAGCCATGCATGGCCTTGCGCGATCTTTTCAATATTTGGATCGACTTGCCGCATTACGGTGTCATCATCCATTGATGCTAGTTCGCCACGCAACATTGCCGCTGTCCACTCGTGGTACAGGCGGGCCATGTTTCCTCGCAAGCTCTTGGTCGTACGAGCGAGAACACGTTCTTTCAGATAAGCGGCTTTTTCCCAAAAGCCATTAATCTTGCTCAGATCCTTCGAATGCTTTTCTGCTGTATTGTCGAAAAGCATTTGTGCTTTGTCAGGCACGATCTGAAACTGAGGGGCCTGTTTAGAACACCGTCGAGTGACGGCCAGTTTGATACCCTCAGCTGCGGCACTAAAAGACATGCGTTAACTCCCTTGTAACGCGTTTGAAGAGAGCTACCGATACAACACAGTAGCGACATTAAATATGCCGCGCTTTTGCGCAAAATTTAGCGCCTGTCCTGTGTTCGCGAATTGCGAACATGCCGGCCCTGTAAGGACTTACAGCGCGTTTTCCATATTCTAGAATGGGCTAACGCCGCAGCTTAGAATGTCAGCTGCACAACAGATCCGGTGGCGTTCCCGTATACGATGCGCACTTTTGCCGTATTGAGCAGTTGTTTAAACTCTGCCTTTTTCTCAACACTCATACCCGCCAGACACGACTTAATTTGCGCCATAGCTCCGCGCTGGCGTTCAAGCTTCTTACGGGCGCAAGAACCGCAGCCGCTATTGCCTGTTTTGAAAAGATCCCGTTTGTTGAAAAAACACGGAATAGTTTCAGAAAACCGAGCGTCGTTGAGCATCGAAATAATGGTGCTGTCTTCGAGTACCGTAAGTTCTGTCATATTACACCTACGTCGCTGCTGGTGTCCGTGCGCTAGAAGAACTTGAGTATACTCCCGTGCCCGCGCTGTTTGTAGCCGCGACACGGAAAATATAACTGGTCCCGTTGTTTAATCCTGTCACTGTTGCAGACGTGGCCGCGGAAGTACCGTCTGAGAAGGTAGTCCACGATGCGCCAGCCGTGGAGCTGTACTGAATCGTGTAGTCTGTAATAGCTGCGCCGCCATTAATAGTTGGCGCTGTCCACGTGAGCGCTACACTTGCGTTACCGGCTGTTCCAGTTACGTTAGTCGGCGCGGCGGGTGTAGTTACAGGTGTGACAGCGGTTGTCGCCGCGGTATAGGCACCGGCGCCAATAACATTAACCGCAGCAACTCGAAACACATACGCGGTGCCGTTTACTAGTCCGGTGATAATCGCAGTTGTCGACGTAGACACTCCCGGCCGATTTATTGTTGTCCACGTAGTTCCGCCGTTTGTGCTGAACTGGATCGTGTAATTTGTGAGCAGCGCGTTGCCGGTATTTGTTGGCGCCGTCCACGTCAGCGTAACCTGCCCGTTTCCTGCGCTGCGCGTTAGATTTGTGGGCGCTGCTGGTGCTACAGGTGGCACGCCAACCCACGACTGGCCGCCGGGTAATAAATCGTCGGCGATATCCAGCGTGTCTTTGAGGCGTTGTACGTCTTCGAGCACTTCGCCGATAAACGTCTCTACTTCGGCACGCGATCGCAAAATAACATCGACATAGTTCAGTCGAAACCACTCTGGGCGTGCATTCGGTAGCGGATCGTCTTCGGGATACTCTTCTAAATCCGTCGGCGAGCAGACGTGGTCAAATGCGCCGACCCGCTCTGTGGTTCCCGGCTTTAAGGGCAATAACAAATAAGCAAAGATCTTTTCTGGCATTAACATCGGGTCACTGGCGGTAATGCGCACACGAATGCCGTCAGTGGTCTCAAAATTGTAGCGGCTTACTTGCCACGTTAACCGCACACGTCGCCCGTTATTTGGCTGGGGCGGCGGTGCGGCAATAACCGGGTCGTAAAAATTCAAACCCAACGTATCAGGCAGCTCGATGATGCCTTCGATCGGTGTCGGGTCGCAATTCGATGGCATAATTAAGCCTCTGGTAATACGCGGGCTGAAATGGTCACTTGTCCGGGTGTGCTAGACCGTACATAGGCCAGCGCCAAACCGTTAACGTCGGTCAAACCCGGTTGCGTGATTGTGATATTTGTATTTGCGCTATACAGCTGCGCCTGTCGGTTTGCTACTGGGTTATTTTCGTGATCCCGCAGCCTTACTTTTATGACAGCTGCTGTAGTTCCGTCCGCGGCCACATGCGGTTGCGTCGCGTATAGGATCTTTGAATTTGTCGGGCTGACATAGCTCATGGAAACATATATCGCTGCGGTGTGGTCTCGTTTGGCGCCGAATAGTATATTGTAACGCCAGTTGATTCGACATTCTCATCTTTTGCGATATAGCGCACGAATTGTTGGACTGTTTCTGGGTCTGTTTCTTTGCATTTCTCCAGCGCGACCAAAAACGGCGAAACGCAATTAAATAACACAGTCGTATCCGCACGGCACCGGCAGCCACTCTTTTTTGCTGATTCGTCAAAGGCCGCGCGGCATTCGTCAAATAGCGGTATTAAATTGGCCAGCGCCGGCATTTTTTCAAAGAAGTCTGGGCGCTGCGTAATCTGCATGATGTTATCGCGGTTTAACGATATCATGCGCGTGATACGTTGAGACATGGTGTCCTCGCGGTTAGTATTTTCGCATTCTAACAGCGTCGCAAAAAATCATACAGACGCAATAACAGCGGCACGAATAGCCGCGCGCACTGTTGCGTTTGTATTGATAGCCGCAATAAGTCCCGCTAGCGTTAAATCGCCAGCCGGCCCTGTAGGCCCCGTAGGCCCTGTTTGGCCGGTATTGCCGCAAGGGCCCGTAGGACCAGTTATAGAGAGCCCAGAAGGCCCAGAAGGCCCTGCTGGCCCGGTAGGGCCTCTAGCGCCGCTCGGGCCGCTAGGGCCTGATGCGCCTGTAACTCCTTTATCGCCTTTCCCGCCGGTCTTGCCGGTTGGGCCGCTTGGTCCCTGTACACCCGATATACCCTGTACACCTTGTATACCCTGCGCGCCTGACGGGCCGGTCGCGCCAGTCACACCCGTTACACCAGTTGCCCCCTTGTCGCCTTTTCCGCCTGACGGGCCTGTAGGACCAGTCGGGCCTGTGCGGCCGTTTGGTCCTGTGGGCCCAGACGGACCTCTATCGCCTTTTGGCCCTGTTGGACCGGTAGGCCCGCGTGAACCACCGGGACCGGTGGGGCCAGTTTGGCCTTTATCGCCTTTTGGTCCGGTTACACCTGTTTGACCTTTTTGTCCGTTAGCGCCGGTAGCGCCAACTGCGCCTGCCGCGCCAGCTGGACCCGTTGGTCCCGTCGGGCCTGTGCGTCCGGGTGAGCCAGTAGCGCCAGTGTTACCGGTTGGCCCTGTTGGCCCGGTGGCACCTTTATCGCCCTTAGAGCCCGTGTTACCTTTTGTGCCGGTACCGCCTTTTGGGCCTGCGGGTCCGGACGGCCCAACAGGGCCAGCAGGGCCAACGGGACCGGGAGGGCCTTCTGGGCAAATACCGCAGCCGCCGGCTGTTTCGGCCATTATCATGCCGTCATACGGCACCATTACGACCGGCTCGCTATTTAATTGCTCGTTATCCATGTTTAGCTATTTATAACGGCACGAATAGCCGCGCGAAGAGCCGCGTTCGTACCTAATTGGTTGATAAACTCCGTTAAAAATGCTGCGTTTTTAACAAGCTCGGTCGGGCTGATTGTGATAGCGCCGTTTATTGCGTTTTGCGTTACGGTAATTGTCCCGCTACCAACCGCAGACGGCGTAAAAGTAATTATACCGCCTGACGGTGTAACTCCGGTTGGTCCCGTGGGTCCCGTTGCGCCAACATTACCGCACGGACCTGACGCGCCAGACGGGCCGCTCGGGCCGCCGGGGCCAGCCGCACCAGATGGACCAGTTGGACCTGTGGGGCCCGTTCTTCCGTTAGATCCAGTTGGTCCGCTCGGCCCTCTATCGCCTTTATCGCCCGTCGTTCCTTTTGCGCCAGACGGCCCGGTTGCGCCTGTAACGCCTTTGTCTCCTTTTGAGCCAGATGGCCCGGCAGAACCAGCTGCACCCGCAGGGCCGGTCGGGCCGGTTGCGCCTGTTACACCTGTGGTGCCTTTATCTCCTTTGCCGCCCGTCGAACCAACCGAACCTGCTGGGCCAGACGGGCCGGTTGCGCCTGTTACACCTTTATCGCCCTTCGCTCCAGACGCGCCGGATGCTCCTTTAGCGCCGTTAGCTCCAGCGGGCCCTGTTGGCCCCGTTGGACCTGTTACGCCGGTTGGTCCAGTTGGACCAGTTGGGCCTGTGGGGCCAGTCGGGCCAGTGGGTCCGGTAGGTCCGGTAACACCCGTCGGGCCTGTGGTTCCTCTATCGCCTTTATTGCCTGTTCCACCTTTTGAACCAGACGGACCTGTTGGACCTGTTAAACCCCTGTCGCCTTTATCACCCGCAGGGCCAGTCGGTCCGGTAGGTCCGGTTGGGCCTGTCGGGCCAGTCGCGCCAGATGGGCCCGTTGCTCCAGTTGCGCCTTTATCTCCGGTACAACCTGTTACTCCGGTTTCCCCTGTTGCGCCAACGGGGCCAGTGACGCCTGTCGGACCCGTTGCGCCGGTAACGCCGGTTGCACCGCTCGGACCTGTTACACCAGTTGTACCCTTTTCGCCCTTGTCGCCAGTTGGACCGAGAGCGCCAATCGCACCTTGCGGACCTATTGGCCCTGTTACACCAGTTGCGCCGGGATTACCTTTATCGCCCTTGTCTCCTTTCTCGCCATCGTCACCTTTCTCGCCCTTTGCGCCAGAAGCACCTGTTGGGCCGGGCTCACCGCCACCACCACTTTCACCGGTTGGGCAATTAACAGCGTCGAGTTCCACGTCGACACTAATTATATTGTCGCTAAGGTCTACGGTTGTTGTGCCAACACGATTACCGGCGGCATAAACTTTTCCATTTCCCGGTGAAAGACCATTTGTGTCTAATTCAACAATAATTTTGTAAAGACACTCTAAGCCGTTGCTTTGATCTTCTACGGTTATTGAACCAGATTTAACGGGCTCCCACATTGCACCGTTAGCACCGCCGGGCACATACGCTTTATTGAGCTTGAACTCGCCGGGGTTAAATTCAGGGCAATCTGTTATAGCTTTAACGGATATGTACGGTTTTATTTCAAAACTGCACTCATCTGTCTGCGAGACAGTGATTCCAGCTCTGTTCGGCAGATTTGGACCTGCATACACTGTGCCCTCTACGCCGCTAATGGAGACCACGCACGGTTTCGGCAGGTATAACTGTAAATCAACTGAAATGTCGCAGTAGTAACCTTCATTAAAGTTTCTTGTTACGTTGAAATAACCATATGGCGACGAGCGCTCTGGCAGCTGATTTATGTTTACATTGCCATTCCATGTTGTGCATGGCGGCTTTGGGATGTCGATATAGATAAACAAATCGAGATCAAAACAGCACTCTGGCGGATCGTTTGTACCCCTGTTTTCGTCATACGTAGCGCATTTGTTAACCGCAAAATAAATGTCGTTGCGGCCGACGCCGTAGCCAGCCTGCAGTACTTGGTTTCTAACGGTAAACGTCGGGCACGGAATACGCGGATACGGGATATCAATGTGCAGATCAAAAAAGAATGTGCACGTGCCCGGATCGTTACATGTTGGCGGCGTCGAAAACGACTGCACGTTGAAAAAGCTAGGCGTATTGTTTAATCGACCGCCGGGAGCGTCGGCGTAGTGGCTGTTGACCGTTAGGAACTTCATCATCGTCGGGCATTTTGGCGCCGGGATCGGCACAAAAATGTCCAAAACAAAATCAAAGTCGCAGGTCTCTGGTTGATCGCAGCCAGCCGCCGGTGTTGTTGTTTTAGTTATTTCAAACTTAGACGTGCCGGAACATGCGCTAGCAAAACCAGAGCGCACGTTAAAAAATTTCTGCGTTAGTGTCACGCAGGGCGGCTGCGGAATAGGCACGACTATCTCAACGTCAATATCAAACGTGCATTCGCCGTGAGCGTCGCAATCGCCCGGTGTATAACTTGGTACAACTTCAAATTTGTTTTGTTTACCGACAAGACACGGCGTATTTTCGTAGCCCGACGTCACTTCAAATGAATTAACATTTATGACTGGACACGGTACCGACGGAATCGGCACAACTACGGTGATGTCTACGTCAAACTCGCAGCTATCCGGTGTATCGCAATTTCCGGGAGTAGTCCGCGGCGTAATTTTTAATTCAGTCTGCGGATCTGTGGGGGTCGGTACGCACTTCTCGGTTTGTATGCGCGTCACAACCGTCATGCCTGTAGCGTTTATAGACGGACATGGTGTTCGCGGAATCGGAACGACTATCTCTAGCTCTATGTCAAATTCACACTGATCTGGCGTGTTGCAGTCACCAGCTGTAACAGTTGGCGTGATTGTGAATTTATTTGATCCCGTCTGTACGCACGGTTGATCGCTAAAACCGGTTGTAACTTTAAACGTCGGAGAATTGATGATCGGGCATGGCGGTTTTGGAATTGGAATTACAATTTCCAGCTCTACGTCAAACTCGCACTGCT